CAGCGGTTCAATACGCTTCAACTGTGACGAATTGCTATGTTCCTCTGGATATCGCGGCACGTTTTTTTCAAATTGCTTATACTTCAGCTACGACTGAAGCAAGCCAAACGTTTAAAGTTTTATGTTCTTCATAAGGGGTATTTATGTTAGTTAAGGTTCATAATAGAAACGTATATCCATTTGAACAAGTTTTCAAAGGTCAAAAGGTTTTTATAAAACCTAATGATTATATAGAAATGGACTATATGGAAGCTGTTGAATTTAAGTCGTTATATTATCCAATTAAAAAAGATAAAGGCGGCTTGCAGGATCCTAAAACTTACAAATGGATTGAAATAGACGAGGCAGACACCAAGAAATTTTTTAAGTCATTGGGCAATCAAACCGATGAAAGAAAAGAAAAATTCGTTTGTCATGTTTGTTCCAAGGATTTTTTGACGAAAAATGGTCTTATGGCTCATATCAAAAAAAACCATTTATCTGATATGATGGATGAAGACGCTCGCGACGAGCTCATAGACAACGAAGAGGTTTAAGGTGAAATTAAAAGGCAGATGGTATGTAACTCTTTATGGCCCAGACAATGAAGTTAAGGACTATCGGGAGGGTAACAATGTAGTAACAACAAACGGAACGTCTTTTGTAGCGGCTTTCTTGAATTCTGCGGCTGCGGCGGCGGCAACCTTTACAATGAATTATATTGGTATCGGGACAAATGATACAGCTGAGAATTCGGCAGATACTGCACTTGGAACCGAGCTTGATCGTGCTCAAGCTACAATTTCAAACGTCACTGGTTCGATTTATCGCCTCACAGCTACTTTTGCTTGTGGAACGACATCGGCAGGCGCCATTGCAGAGTATGGGGTATTTGACTCCACAACTGGCGGAACTATGCTGAGTCGTGACACAGAATCTGTAATAAACAAGGGAGTCAACGATGACCTTGTTTGTGTTACTGAGATCACAATCAGTTAGTTCCCCATTTAGGGGATATTGTGGCTAATTACTCAATTACAGTTTCAAATACGTTCAATATTTTTGGTGGCACACCAACCAATCGATGGGGTAGTGCTGTCTCAGGGCGAACACTTGTTTGGCAAAGTGTTGGCGCTTCAACATTTGAGAATCTTTGGGGTACTCAAGAGGATTTCGAGCTTCTGATAACCAAAGGTATTTCAAATAGTCTCAATTTTGCTACAGATCCACAAAAAAGTGTCACAAAACAAGTCATCGATTCTATTGGATTGAGCTCTACGGTCGGCAAAAAGGTAACCCGTCAAATCGACGAGTCATTGAGTGTTGCCAATACCATGTCAACATTAACCAAGCAAAATAATGACTGGAACTATATTTTCCCAGGTGAAACAGATAACGCAATTGATCAGGCTGAAGTAACTTGGTCTGTAGTTTCTGGATCTTCTTCGACCTGGGCAACTGCGGCGGCAGCTGCAACAACTTGGACGGAGGCTTAACATGGCTTTGACGGTTTCCAACATAATGGAACGAGCGCGAGAGCGTTACAACGCGACTGGAGATGAGTTTTTTACTGATCAAATGCTTAGAGCTCTCATATTTTCGGCTCAGGAAGAACTCTCAAAAGAGGGTTGGGTTATAGAAACGACTTATACGACGACATCGACGAGCGGCACGAGAGAACTTTCATATCCATCCAACACTCTTGCCATAAAAGAGATTCGCTATGATTATGAAAAAATTAGAAAAGTTCCTCTTAGAAACGATCCAAAAACTTCCTCTACGAATCCAGAAGGCGAACCCCGTGAATATGCTATATGGAATGATATTATCATCCTATACCCAACGCCTGATACAACAGGCGATACGATCCAAATCCGCGTCTACTCGTACCCGTCTGATATCACGTCTAATGTATCTCCGCTTGAAGTACCCCAAGAATACCGAGACGATCTGATTAACTATTGCATTGCTCATATGGCGTTAAAGGATCAAAATGTTCCTATCTATCGAGAATATATTAGCGAATGGAAAATGGCCGTTGAGAAAGCGAAAGAACAACGTCAAAGGCGTCTCAGATCAGATAGGCCAGCCAAAGTAAGAGACGAATATTTTGGCAGTGACTTTCCAATTTCAGAACAGGAGATTATTTACGGTGGCTTCAGGTTTTAATGTAATTTTTCCTGATAGAGGTCGGATTTCTCTTGACGGAGGTTTAAATACAAAAGTTGATAGACAATGGCTTTTGGACAATGAAAGTCCCGATTGTCTAAATGTCATTTTTGGAAATGCTTCAGTTGAAACGAGGGGCGGAACTGAGCTTTTAAATACGGCTTCTGTGGGTTCTTTTTCGTGCGATGGTTTTTATGTCAGGCACGATAATTCTGGCGCAGAAACGATGGTAGCATGGTGGGATGGTACTCTATTCGATCTTCAGGGGACTTCATTTATAACAATTTCTTCAGCGCAAAGTGTATTCACAGCTGGTGCGCGAGTGCATTCTGCTGAATACGAAAATTATAGATTTTTCTCTAATGGGGAAGATACCCCATATAAATACAACGGTGATGAATTCACTAGGATGAGCGTTCCGGCTCCTACCGAAACTATGACCGTTTCTAATGCAGCGACAGGGAACGTATTAAACGGTGATTATCAATATAAGGTGACATATGTTAACTCAAATCTCGTTGAATCCGACGTTTCACCTGCTACTGCTACTTTTACATTTGCTAGTCAAAACGGTTATCTTGCTTCCATTCCTGTTGCTCCTGCTAGTTTTGGGATTAATAGTCGGCGTCTTTACCGTACCGATGCTGGTGGCGAGACATTTAAAAGAATCGCGACGATAAACGATAATACAACGACCACCTACGAAGACGGAGTTGCTTCATCAGCAGCGGGAACTGAAGCGCCAACTGATCAAGGCGTAATTGCTTCGACAGCCAAAGCCTTGTTGTACCACCAAGGCCGGATATTTTACATCGACACGGGCGATTGGCTCGTGAAATACAGCGAGGTGGGTAACCCTTATGTATTTAAAGCAACTAGTTTTATTCGCGTTGGTGATACTACTGGGGATCTCCCATGTACTTTGGGGATACATGACAATTCCATTATTATCGGATGCAAGAGACATATTTGGTGCATTTACATGCCTGACACTGATCCTAGTAATTGGGTTCAGTTACGATTAAAGACATCCTTTGGTTCAAAATCTCCATTTTCCGTTTTCAACTACAATAATAAGCTGATGCTCGGAGTAATGGAAAATGATAAATTCGTTGGATTTGCAGCTATCACCGGTCAAACGATTGAACCAACTGCAACGTTGATGACAATTTCTGCTACGGGATCTGATTTAAAGTCGAATGTTATTGAGCCGGATATGTTCAATATAGTTGAAAATCGGGTTGAAACGATTTCGTCCATCGTGTTTAAAAACAAAGCATATATTTCTGTAACATATACATCGGGCTCGACAAATAATCGCATTTATGTTTTTGATTTTGGCGATGAAAACCTAGGAAAAAAACAGAAATTTTCATGGGTTCCATGGACGGGAATGAATGCTGCTCAATTTGTGGTGTATGGAGGATCTCTATATTACGCGGATGATGCGGCTACTGGGCGGGTATTTTCCATGAATAGCTCGACCTATAGCGATAATGGAGTTGCTATAAACAGCTATTATTGGACAAAAGAATTCGGTGGCAAGCCTGGGCATGAAAACTATACGAAAGACTTTCGATGGCTTCATGTTTTATTTGAGCTCGTCGGTGATTATTATATGGATTTTACTCGTCGCATCGATTCTAAGGGTGGCGTTGGCGATACGAGGCAGATTGATTGCGATCCTGGTGGTTCTCTTTGGGGGACCATGATATGGGGACAAGATGACTGGAGTCCTGGCGGTGAACAGGCGGAGCTTAAAATACCTCTTGGTGGTCTTTCACCAGCGAAACGATTGCAGCTTAAGTTTTCAAATCAAAATACAATAAATCAGCGTTTTAAAGTTATAGGACTGAATTTGGATTACAACATCAGGGGGCGTAGATAATGGCAACTGTCAATGATGCGATCACTAGACGATATCAGACGTTAGGGAAGCGATTAGAACAAAAGGAACGGGCAAGAACCCAAGAAGAACAAGAAGCCCTACAGCGAAGGTTTGCGGCTATTGGTGGGCTTGGTTCTGGAGCATCGATAAAAACCCAACAACTTGCACAACAGGCGGCTAGTAAACGAGTTGCGGAAGGTCAAGAAGCTCTTTCATTAGCAGAAAGCCAAGAACGCCAACGACAGCAGGAAATACAAGAGCAACGAGCATATCAAACTAGCGAACGTGAAGCTTCCCAAACGCATCTATCGGGTGAATCGGCCCTAAATAGAGCTCTTCAAGAAAGAGGATTAACTCTTCAAGAGGGTGTTGCAATGGGCCTTATAAATGGCAAAAAAACACTATCAGCAAAAACAGCAGAAGAACAAAAAGCTCTAGCAGTCGCAGGTTTAACTGGAAAATATGGGGGAGAAGAGACATTGGCGGCAAGAGAAGCCAGATTAGGGCGAGAAACGCAAGCAGAACAATGGGGCAAAACTTTCGAGGAATCGAAACGTCAATCCGAAGTCAGAGAATTTCTAGCAGCAAAGTCACTGGCTTTTCAGAAATTATTTGAGGAAAATAAAGTTAAATATCAAGATGCTGTATTAGCTTGGAATAAATTCACATGGGACAAGCAATTCACGTTAGATAAAATGGTGACGCTTGATAATTTGAGGCGAGCCAATGAAGCTGCTGAGAACGCTGATCAAGGTTTTTTTGAAGGTATTGTCGAGGACGTTGTTGGCAAAAGCACATGGGAAAAAATTAGCGGAGATTCAGACGCAGGAAAATTAGCGGCTAGCGCTGTATTATTTCCAACGTTTGCTCCGACAACTCTTGGTTATTCTAAGGCTGCTAGTAGTCCAAAAATTTTAAGTGATATTTCGAAGACTGCATTTGGTGGATTAAGATTTTAGGAGTAAATATGACAACATCGGTATTGATACCAGAAAAAAAAGATTCATTAGGACAGCTTTCAAAGTTAGCTAAAATTGGCGCTGCGGTAGCTTCATTTATACCTGGTGGTCAGCCTGTAGCTGCTGGATTAGCTGCTGCTAGTACTTTGGGAAGTATGGCAAGTCAACAACAGGCTACCAAGCAACCTATGGCGGTTCCTCTTAGTCCTCAAAGATCTCCTGATGTTGATTCGTCTGTGAGTTCAAGAATGCAAGATAAAAATCCCATGGCCGATTTAGAGTTAGCATTGGCAGAGTTGAACAATTTGGAGTTACCTGAACCCCAGAAAAATATTTATCGTCGTCCTATATTGCAAGCGATCCAAAAAGGAGGATTTGTGTAATGCCCGTAGCAGTTCAACAGTTTACTAAACAAGGCAGAGACCCGTTAGAAACGATAGCTAGAGGACTTCAAATAGCGCAAGGCATCTATGGCATTAGAACCGCGATGGAACAGAATGATTTAAGGAAAATGCAAATTGAACAAGCGAAAGCTATTGAAGCGAGAGAAACGATTGAATCAGAAGCAGAGACTAAAAGACGTGAAAGAGAAATGCAGTTAAAAGAACAAGAGTTTCAGTTTGAAAAGAAAAAATATGAAGATCAACCGAAACCACCAGCAACAACAGTAACCCCATCTGGGGCTTTATTATCTAAAGCGCAAAGCAAAGCCGATCAAGAGTTTGCAAAAGAATTTTCACGTTATGTTGCAAAAGGTGATGAGGCAAAAAACTTTAATGTTATCAAAAAACTTGATTTGTTGATCGATGATGCGGAACGCGATTTGGATCGTGGCTTAGATGAGCAATTAATGGGTTTGATGCCAGATAAAGTTAGAGATATTATTGATGCGGAAGATAAGGCTATTGAAGATAGGATCAAATCAGAAGCTCAGAAGAGTTTAAAACAAGTTTTAGGTGCTCAATTTACTGAAAAAGAAGGTCGAATGTTGCTCGATAGGGCTTACAATCCATCACAGCCTAAAGAAGAAAATATCAGACGAATGAGGGAACTAGTCGAATCATTGCGCACGGAAGCGTTGGCAAAAAAAGCAGCATTTGACTTTTTTGCGAAACAAGGAACTATT